AGACCGGCCAGACGGCTATCGACAGACCTACTGGCCTGTTCATTCCTTCTGCCGCTGGTGGTGCTCCTTCCGGCGTAACCGCAGCTTCCGCTACGGCAATTACCGCCGATGAGCTGATCAGCCTTGTGTACTCTCTCAAGGCACCGTATCGCAGCAAGGCGAAGTTCCTCATGAATGATGCCACTGTCGCAGCTATCAGAAAGCTCAAGGATCTGAACGGCGTCTATGTATGGCAGCCTGCTCTTACTGCCGGAGAGCCTGATAGACTGCTTGGCTATCCGCTCTACACCTCTCCGAAGGTACCTACAATGGCCGCAGGTGCAAGAGCCATCGCATTCGGCGACTTCTCCTGCTACTGGATCGCTGATAGAGCCGGTCGCACAATCAAGCGCCTCAACGAGCTTTACGCTACCAACGGTCAGGTCGGCTTTACCTGCACGGAACGTGTTGACGGCAAGCTGATCCTTTCCGAAGGCATCAAGATTCTTGACATGAAGGCAACTTCCGGTTCTTAAGGCAAGGAGGTGAACGACCGTGGCTTTGATTTCAACTGAAGATGCGAAGGCCTATCTGCGCGTAGATTCGTCGGATGAGGATGCCACGGTCGGTATCCTCTTGGCCTCCGCAATTCGCTTATGTATTGATATTGCAAGACTTACGGATGATCAGTGGGAAGTGATCGACTCCGATGCTGCTTCTTCTGATGAATATACCGAAGCGGAGCTGTCTGCAATCCGGGAAACCATGAAGGTCGCTATCCTCTATACCTGTGCCTATCTCTTTGAGCACAGGGAGGAAGCCGACCACCATGCTCTTACCATGACACTACGCTCACTTCTTTTTGCAATACGGGAAGGAGCGTTTTCATGAATATAGCAGCTATGAGGGTGCGCGTCACTTTCCAGAAAAATACGGTCATCGTCGACAAATACGGAAACCACAAAACCGGCTGGGCGGATTATTTCTCCTGCTGGGCGACTGTCGGCACGAGCTCCGGTTCCGAATCTTCCGGTGTAGTCATCAATCCGGAGGAATCGCTGGACTTCACCTGCCGCTACTGCTCTGAGCTTGCGGATGTGGAATCGACAAAATACCGGATCATCGCGGAAGGCCGCACCTACAACATCACCTATGTGAATCCGATGGGCTATAAGCATAACAGCCTGAAATTCAACTGCAAGCTGGAGAAGAACGCATGAGTAGAAATGTATCAATAAACGAGATGGGCGACGCCATTATGGAGGAGCTTGAAAAATATTCAAAACTCGCCACAGATGACCTGAAGGCCGCTGTGAAAGAAACTGCTGCTTCCGTCCGTAAGGATATTCAGGCAGGCGCTCCGGTCGATACCGGCAAATACAAGAAAAGCTGGTCGGTCAAAAATATGCACGAGGATTCACAGAGCATTGACCTTGTAGTGCATTCGAGGAACCGCTATCAGCTGGCACACCTTCTGGAGCATGGGCATGTGAAACGTGGCGGCGGTCGTGTTCCGGCACAGCCTCATATCGCCTCAGCCGAGGAGCGCGGAAACGAAAAGCTCGTCAATACCATCAAGCAGAAGCTGGGAGGTGGATCATGACATACGACGATGTAATCACCATGTTAGAGGAAGCCGGTCTGCCGCTTGCCTACGACCATTTTGCCGAAGGCGAGTCACCAGACCCACCCTTCCTCGTTTTTCTATATCCGGGCTCTGACAATATGTTCGCGGATGACACGGTGTTCAAGAAAATTGATGAGCTGAACATCGAATTATACACGGACGTAAAAGACTCGGAAACAGAAACCCAGATCGAGGACATCTTAATCGCCCACGACCTGCCTTATGAGAAATCTGAGGTATGGATCGAGTCGGAGAAGCTGTACGAGGTCTTATATCAAACACAGATCATAGGAGGTTAAAACTATGCCTAACACGAGTAACAAGGTCAAGTTCGGCCTTAAAAACTGCCACTACGCCATTGCTACGCTTGCCGCTGACGGCACTGTCACCTTTGGTACACCCGTAGCAATGCCCGGTGCCGTATCCCTTTCGCTGGATGCTGAGGGAGATAATGATCCATTCTATGCGGACGACTCCGTATATTACATGGTTTCAAACAACAACGGCTATTCCGGCGACTTTGAATTGGCGCTGATCCCGGAGAGCTTTCTTACGGATGTCATGCACGAGACTGAGGATGCAAACGGCGTCATTGTTGAGAACAAGGATGTAGAGCCGGAGCATTTTGCGCTGCTCTTTGAGTTTTCCGGCGACCAGAGAAAGATCCGTCACTGCATGTATTACTGCAGCGCGACCCGTCCTTCCGTCACCGGCAGCACCAAGGAGGACTCTACCGAGGTGCAGACAGAGACGCTCTCCATCACAGCTTCTCCGCTCCCTTCCGGCATTGTGAAGGTCAAAACAGGTACGAACACTACAAGTGCTGTTTACGACGCTTGGTACAGCTCTGTATATGAGCCGAGTGCTTCAGTAAGTAGCGGTGAATAAGGAGGCGCGATATGGCAGTAACAAAAACAATCGAAGTTGACGGCAAAGAGGTGCAGTTCCGCGCCTCAGCCGCCATTCCTCGCCTTTACAGAAATAAGTTCCACAGGGATATTTACAAGGATTTAAACGAGCTGCAGAAAGGCATCGATGAAAACGACACAGAAAGCTCCAATCTGGACACTTTCAGTCTGGAGCTTTTTGAGAACATCGCATGGCTGATGGCAAAGCATCAGAATCCTGATGTCCCGGATACTCCGGAGGACTGGCTCGACCAGTTCAACACCTTCTCCATTTATGAAATCCTGCCTCAGATCATCGAGCTGTGGGGACTCAATGTGGAACAGCAGGTGGAATCTAAAAAAAACATCATCCGACAGAGCGGGAAATGACAACCCCGCTCTTTTTACTCCGGTGTGTGCAGATCGGGCTTTCCATCTCGGAGCTCGACCTGCTCACTATCGGGACTGTCAATGACATGTATGCAGAAATGAGCAACGACGATTACAACTATCCTGCGCTCGCGACACAGGAGCAGATGGATCGATTTTAACAGGAAGGAGGTCACCGCATGGCCGACAGAATAAAAGGCATAACCGTGGAAATCGGCGGCGATACGACCGGCCTTTCCAAAGCCCTCTCCGGCGTAAACAAAGAAATCAAATCAACTCAGTCGCAGCTAAAAGACGTCAACAAACTCCTAAAGCTCGACCCGACAAATACCGCGCTGCTCGAACAGAAACAGAAGCTCCTACAACAGGCAGTCTCCGAAACGAAGGAAAAGCTCACACAGCTGAAGTCCGTGCAAGACCAGATGGATGCTGGACTTAAAAACGGTACCGTCACCCAGCAGCAATATGATGCATGGCAGCGTGAGATCATAGAGACCGAAAACGAGCTCAAAAACCTCGAACAGCAGTGTCGGGAAACAGATACTTCTATCACGGCAACACTCCGGGCGACCGGCTCTAAACTGCAGGAGGTCGGCGGGAAAATATCTGATGTCGGCACGAGCCTATCGACGCATGTAACGGCTCCCATTGTCGCCATCGGCGCTGCCTCCATTGCCGCCTTTAACGAGGTGGATGCTGGCCTCGACATCGTTGCACAGAAAACCGGCGCTACAGGTGATGAGCTGGAGGATATGTGCCAGATCGTAAAAGACCTCGCCACGGAGATACCGACGGACTTCGAAACTGCCGGTGCTGCTGTCGGCGAGGTCAACACCCGTTTCGGCCTGACCGGGCAGGCGCTGGATGACCTCTCGGCAAAATTCATCAAGTTTGCCCAGCTCAATGATACCGATGTTTCGACATCTATCGACAATGTATCCTCCGTCATGAACGCCTTCGGCATGGACGCTTCTGAGGCGGATAATCTTCTGGATGCTTTAAATGCCACCGGTCAGGCCACCGGCATTGATATGGATACACTGGCAAACGCCCTCTCCTCTAATGCCGCGCAACTGAAGGAAATGGGACTCACCGCCCAACAGGCCGCTGGCTTTATGGGCATGGTAGAAATGTCAGGTCTTGATACCTCTGCCGCCATGATGGGCTTAAAGACCGCCATGAAAAATGCAACGGCAGACGGTAAAACACTGGATCAGGTGCTTGCCGAATTTTCTGCTACCATGCAGGGAAGCGGCAGCGATGCAGAAAAACTGCAGGCGGCCTATGACCTTTTCGGAAGTAAGGCCGGTGCCTCCATTTATAATGCCGTGCAGACCGGAAAGCTCAACCTGTCGGATTTCTCCGGCTTCCTCGGAGATTTTGAAGGCAGTGTCGAGAACACCTTCAATGAGACACTCGACCCGATTGACCAGTTCCAGATGACCATGAACTCTCTGAAGGAAACCGGTGCAGAGGTCGGCAACTCCCTGATGTCAGTTCTCGCTCCTGTCCTTAAAGAGCTCTCTGACAAGCTAAAATCCCTCGCCGAATGGTGGAACAACCTCGGAGAGCCTATGCAGCAGATGATCGTGAAAATTGCGCTCGTGGCTGCTGCAATCGGGCCGGTACTTGTAATCGTCGGTAAGGTTATATCCGCTATTGGTACCATTATGACGATTATTCCTACTGTTACCACTGCTATGGCCGGAGTAAAGACAGCGATGGCTGGTCTGAATGCTGTCATGGCGGCAAATCCGATAGGCCTGATCATTACGGCCATCGGTCTGCTGGTAGCTGCATTTATCTACCTGTGGAACAACTGCGAGGGCTTTAGAGAATTCTGGATCAACCTCTGGGAAAATGTCAAAGAGATCGCCATTACTGTATGGACGGCGATCAAGGACTTCTTCGTCAGTGTCTGGGAGGCAATAAAGAACACCTTCACCACTGTGGTAAATGCAATCAGCAGTTTTCTTACCACAGCTTGGAATACGATAAAAAGCACGGTCGAAGCCGTGATGAATGCCATAAAGACGGTTATCTCTACGATCTGGAATGGCATCAAGAGCTTTTTTGAAACCATTTTCAATGCAATCAAAACTGTGGTGACCACCTATTTCAATATCTACAAGACGATCATCGAAACCGTCCTGAACGTGATAAAAACCGTGGTTACTACTGTTTGGAACGCGATAAAAACAGCTGTTGAAACTGTCGTGAATGCCATAAAGACGGTCATCACCACCGCATGGAATGCCATCAAGACTACGACCTCTACGATTTTCAATGCCGTAAAGAGCGTGGTCACTTCCGTTTGGAACGGCATAAAGAGCGCGGTCATGAATGTGGTGAATACCATGAAATCCGGCATCAGCAACGGCTTCAATGCGATCAAGAGCACGGTGTCCAATATCGTAAATGGAATCAAGAGTACCATCTCGAATGTGTTCAATACCATCTGGAGCACGGTATCCGGCATCGTAAACAAGCTAAAGAGCGTATTCAATTTCAGCTGGAGCCTGCCGAAGATCAAGCTGCCGCATTTCTCCATCACAGGCAGCTTTTCGCTGAACCCGCCATCCATACCGCACTTTTCTGTGGACTGGTATAAGAAGGCGATGTCCGGCGGCATGATCTTAAAGGATGCGACCATCTTCGGCCAGAGCGGCGGCACGCTTCTTGGCGGCGGTGAGGCCGGTGATGAAGCTGTGGTCGGTGTGAGCTCGCTGCGTTCCATGATTCAGGATG